CACTTTAATGGTGCTGCATTGGCTGCCAGTGTAATCATTGACATTGACACAGCCAACAACGTATGTCTAGGCGACATGTTTGAACGAACCACAGCACAGTCGGCCACTTATGCTAGAATTAAGTTGAACAACACTGCTAGTATCGCCATGGAGAACGGCTATCGCTTGTTACAAGGTTCATACGTTCGTGAATCGGGCATTACATTTACCCTAGCAGACAATGTGAGTTCGGCTGCGCAAATATTCTCTTTTGACGCTACCGCAGTTGCCGCGGTACAAATCAACTACACTATTGTTCGTGGTACTACTGTTAGAACTGGTGTTTACACCATTGTGCGTGGCACAGATGCATCAGGTACCAACCTCCAGGGCAGTGATTCAGGAGTACAAAATTCCGCACCTGGAGTAACATTCTCTGTAACAGAAAGCGCCAGCACTGTGGAGTGGAAATATGTCACGACCAGTACTGGCACAGCTGGTGTCCTAAACTACTCAGTCACACGTTTAGCTTAATGTGGGCCCGCACCTTTGATGCCAGATTGGCCAGTTGGAATCAACTGCGCAACGCAGTTGCCACTGTGCCTGTTGATCAATGCTTGCATGAGATAAATGCCTGGTGGTTCGACACACCTTGGCGTGCTTACCATTTGCATTGGGATGATCAAACCAGTTGGCCAGATCCTTGGCAATTGTTAGATGACAATTTGTTCTGCGGGCTTGCAAGAGGGCTAGGAATGTTGTATACTATTAGTATATTAGATCGACCAGACATACAAGATGCTGAATTAATAGACACTGGCAGCGACAATTTAGTCCTGGTGGAACAAAAGAAATATATACTGAATTGGGACAGAGACCAATTGTTAAATATCAATCTAGCGCCGCTTAAACCGCGACGCCGGCTCAGTCAAGAACAAATAAAAACACAAATAAAGTAGCGAAAAATGAAAAATATAACAGTTGTCAAGCGCAGTGGGCAGCGCGAGCCATTAGCATTGGAAAAATGGCAAACCCAGATTGCAAAAGTATGCTCAGGCATAGCAGATGTAAGTCAGAGCATGATAGAGATACGTACACAGCTACATTTTTATGATGGAATTACTACCAAAGAAATTGATGGCATCACCTTGCGAGCCATTGTGGATCTTATCGATATAGAGCAAAATCCAGATGTTGGCCACACCAACTATCAGTATGTGGCAGGCAAGCAACGCCTCTCCATGCTACGTAAAGATGTATACGGTTCCTACGATCCTCCACACCTGTATGAAATTGTAAAAACAAATGTGGCAACAGGCCTATACACTCCTGAACTGCTGGAGTGGTACACAGAAGACGACTGGAACCGCATGCAATCAATAATTGACCATGCCAAAGACGAGCAGTATTCTTATGCTGCTATCGAGCAGTTGATTGAAAAATATCTTGTGAAAAATCGAAGCACAGGAAAAATCTATGAAACTCCCCAAGTTAGATACATGGTTGCTGCGGCAACAGTGTTTCATAAAGAGGAACCCAATAGTGCAAGAATGCGTTACATCAAGGAGTATTACAATGCCGCAAGTGACGGACTATTTACATTGGCCACGCCAGTGTTGGCAGGGCTTGGTACACCTACTAAGCAGTTTAGTAGTTGTGTGCTTATTCGCTCGGATGATGATCTGGACAGTATTTTCGCCTCAGGCGAAATGATGGCCAAGTATGCCAGCAAGCGAGCAGGCATTGGTTTGGAGATTGGCCGCTTACGTCCGCTGGGTTCGCCCATTCGCGGTGGTGAGATCATGCACACTGGCATGATCCCATTCTTGAAGAAGTGGTTTGGTGATTTACGTTCATGTTCACAAGGCGGTATCCGTAATGCAAGTGCCACTGTTTTTTATCCCATCTGGCATCATCAATTCGATGATCTTATTGTGCTCAAGAACAATCAAGGAACCGAAGAAACCCGTGTCCGACACATGGACTATGGGGTGGTGCTTTCTGCTTTTTTCTGGCGTAGATTTAAACAGCGGGAAAACATCACGTTCTTTGACCCTAACCAGGTACCGGAACTTTACGAGGCATTCTACCGGGACACTGCACTTTTTGAAGATCTGTATGTCAAATATGAAGCTAGATCTGACCTCCGGAAGAAAACTATGTCTGCTGAAGAAGTCTTCAAATCTGGCATACTTAAGGAGCGAACAGACACTGGTCGCATTTATCTAGTGTTCATTGACAATGTGATGAACCAAGGATCATTTGATCCCGAGTATCATACCATTTACCAGAGTAACCTTTGCTGTGAAATTCTCCTTCCTACAAGACCTTTCAAACGCCTGGATGACGCCGAAGGACGCATTGCTTTATGCACACTGGGCTCGATCAACTGGGGTGCGTTCCGCAATCCTGAGGACATGCGCCGTGCTTGCCGTATTTTGCAACGCTCGCTTTGCAATATTCTGGACTATCAAGACTTCCTCTCCATACAAAGCCAACTTTCTAATGATGAGATTCAGCCGCTTGGTATTGGTATTACAAACCTTGCTTACTGGCACGCCAAACGAGGACTTGGCTATGGCAATCCTGATGCGTTGGGAGAAGTCAAATCCTGGATGGAACACCAGGCTTTCTATCTCACTGAAGCAACTGTTGAACTTGCAAAAGAACGCGGCCGTTGTAAGGATAGCGACAAGACATGGTATGGAAGAGGTGTGTTCCCCTGGGAACGCCGTGCTGCTGGTGTCAACGAGCTTACAGATTTTACTCCTGAGCTGAACTGGGAAGGTCTTCGCGCAGAAATGAAAGAACACGGAGTACGCAACGCCACATTGATGGCAGTGGCACCAGTAGAGTCAAGCTCAGTGGTAATCAACTCAACCAACGGCATTGAAATGCCCATGAGCCTGATTTCAGTTAAAGAAAGCAAGGCCGGTTCATTAACACAAGTTGTACCTGAGTATCACAAATTGAAGAACAAGTACCAACTGATGTGGGCACAAAAAGACTGCATAGGCTATTTGAAAACTGCCTGTGTGTTGGCAGCTTATATCGATCAGTCAATCTCCACCAACACATTCTACAATCCAGCACACTGGCCTGATCGCAAGGTGCCCACTACACTGATTGCTCGCAACCTAATGCAAGCACATCATTGGGGTCTCAAGACATTCTACTACAGTCTCATCAACAAAGCCGGTAGCAAAATGATCAAAGAAGACGCTCCACTAGAAGCAATTGACTTTGACGATGTGGAAGATTGTGAAAGTTGCAAACTTTGAACAGCATAGAAAAAGTCTGGGCAAGAGCAACAGGCCACCTAATGGGGCACACAGACGATGACCGTCCAGATGTGCCTATTTTAACTTTACGAGAAGCTCGGATAGCCTTGTTCTTCAAGACTTTTTGGGTTATAATACATGTTGTAACCTGTGGGTTCATCATAGCAAATACAATAAGGCACTGGTAAAATTAGCATGTTAGAAACCTGTTGTGATATATTAGTAGATGCGTACAAACGCAATTGGATAACCAGTAGAGATGGCAATATCTCTATTCGTCATCACGACCGTGACCACTTTTACATCACACCCAGTGGCGTGCGTAAGCAAACTCTACAACCTGATCAGTTCAAGAAGATTAGAATCGTTAGCAGTCTAATGTGGTATGAAGAGTTTTATACAGACATTAGTTCTAATCTAAAACCCAGCGGCGAGATTCCCCTGCACTTTGGTTTACAAAAGAACATGGGTCAACACTCAAAAGATGTCCGTGTAGTGGTTCATGTACATCCGACCTATTGCATTGCGGCCATGCATGCTGGTATTGATCTAAGTACCATTAGCGATAGTTTCCCAGAACTTAACCGTTATACCCGTGTGGCACCCAACGTAGGCGATGTAGCACCAATCAGTCAAGAACTTGCTGACAAGTGCCACGAGAATTTACAATTGGATAGAGATGGAAACATTGCCTATGATATTGTAGGTATTAAAGGACATGGAGTTGTGGCCATTGATGTCACACCATGGCGTGCTTATGAGCACATTGAAAGATTAGAACACATTTGCAAGATAGTTCTTGCATCAGGAAAATACTAATGTCAAAACAACAATACAATTTAAAAACAAAAACAGACTATCTCAACAGAAAGATGTTCTTGGACCCAGCAGGTCCTGTAACCATTCAACGTTTTGAAGAAGTCAAATATAACAAGCTGGCCAAGTATGAGCAAGAGGCTCGTGGTTTCTTTTGGGTGCCAGAAGAAATTTCATTAAGCAAGGACGCCAATGACTTTAAAGAAGCAAGCGACACAGTCAAGCATATCTTTACCAGTAACCTCTTGCGCCAAACCGCACTAGACAGTTTGCAAGGCCGTGGTCCAGCACAGGTGTTTACTCCCGTGGTGAGCATTCCTGAACTGGAAGCACTAATGTATAACTGGAGTTTCTTTGAAACCAATATTCATTCACGCAGTTACAGTCACATCATTCGTAACATCTACAACGTGCCCAAGGATGTGTTCAATACCATTCATGACACAAACGAGATTGTGGACATGGCGTCAAGTGTGGGCAAGTATTATGATCACTTGCACATGGTCAACTGCGAAAAAGAACTAGAAGTTCCGGTCAACGACTATAAACATGTCAAAGCCATCTGGTTGGCATTAAACGCAAGTTACGCACTTGAGGCATTCCGCTTTATGGTATCGTTTGCTACCAGTTTGGCCATGGTAGAGAATCGTATCTTCATTGGCAATGGCAACATCATTCAGCTGATCCTGCAAGATGAAATCTTGCACAAGGAATGGACTGCTTGGATGATCAATCAAGTTGTGAAAGAAGATCCTCGCTTTGCTCAAGCCAGAGCAGAATGTGAAGCCGAAGTGTATCAACTGTATCTAGATGTTATCCGTGAAGAAAAAGAATGGGCAGACTACTTGTTCAACAAAGGTCCAGTGATTGGTCTCAATGCACAGATCTTAAAAGACTTTGTGGATTACACCGCAGCCAACGCACTGAAAGAAATTGGCATCAAGTATCATGAGCCAGCACCACGTAGCACACCCATACCATGGTTCAACAAGCATGTGGACACCAGCAAGAAACAAACTGCCTTGCAGGAAAATGAATCAACCAACTATGTTATTGGCGTGATGAGTGATGCCATTGACTACGAGGAATTACCTAATTTATGATCGACGACAACTGGTTTGATGGTGGATTTGTAACTTACAAACACCCTACCCCTATTAGCTACGAAACTGCCACAGACAATGGTACTGTGGACACACTTGAAGGTCCTGTGAATTACACAGTAGGACACAAGATTATTACTGGCCCAAAAGGCGAGAAGTATCCTGTGAGTCCCATTAAGTTTACAGCTTACTATGATGACAATGGTGATGGCACAGCTACTCCCAAGAAGATTCATAAAGTGGCAAAACTTGCTGATCATGATGGGGTTGTTCGAGCAAGTTGGGGCAACTTAGAATATACCAAAGGCAATGACTATATTGTTAGACACGGTCCTGGTGACTACGGTGTTGTCAAAACAGACATCTTTGCCAAGACATACCACATACCAAAAGGAAAATAAAATGAAAGCAATTGTATGGTCAAAAGATCAGTGTCCTTATTGCGTTCAAGCCAAGTCACTGCTTGAAAGCCGAGGCATTGAATACGAAGAGCGTAATGTGTCCAAGGATTGGACCAAAGAACAACTATTAGAAGCAGTTCCAACTGCCCGCACACTACCGCAAATCTTTTTAGATGATGCACACGTAGGAGGGTTCGCTGAACTCAGAACAAAACTAACAGAAAGCAAATAATGGAAATTGGAAAAGTTTACACATTCAAAATGAACTCTGGCGAAGAGATGATTGCCAAAGTCGTGGACACTGGCGAAGGATATGCCATGCTACAAGACCCTGTGAGCGTGGCTCCTGGGCCGCAGGGCATGGGACTTGTGCCGTCAATGTTTACCGCAGACCCTGACACAAATCCTCGGCTAAATATGAACTGTGTTGCTATTCATTCGTTAACAGACGATAATGTGCGTATGAAATACATCGAAGCAACTACAGGCATCAAGGTGCCAGAAAAGAAAATCTTAGTAGGATAAAATGCCAGCAATACAACGTGTAGGTGATGCAAACGGAGCAGGCGGTGTGATTACTGGTCCTGGTAGCCCAACTGTGCGCATGAATGGTCGCCCTGTGTCTTTACACGGCGACTCTGTGTCACCACACCCTTGTTGCGGTCAAAAAAGATGTCCGCCTGTGCATTGTCATGCCACAACTGTGGGGTCATCAACTACGGTAAAAGCAAACGGTGTTGCAATGGTATTGACTGGCGACGTTGACACTTGTGGACATGCTCGTACAGGTGGATCAGACAGTTGCAAAGTGGCAGCATAATGGCACAAGGTATCGTAACCCCACTACAAATAACAGCCGCCTCGGCACTGTTGAACAACACTGGCATTGATCCCTTGCCGCCTGCATTGACCACTGCTATTTCAACATTCAATGCTGCATCTCCGGTGGCTAATTTTCTTACCGCTGTGGCCAATTACACTGCCGCATCATTTGCTAACGCAACAACCTTGTCATCTTTACTGACCATTGGTAATACAACCATACCAGCTCTAGGCGACAGCATTCCTGCTGCCTTTACCAATCTTGTTGCGGTGTCCACTGTACCTGCAGGGTTTTCGGGATTGATTGAGCAAACTGGAAACAATTACCTTGGCAATGGCGATGCTGGACGTTTTGCACAAGGCTTTATGGCAGTGCAAGGTTATATCAACTCAACCAATCAGTTTATTAATTCTGCTGTAAATGCACAAACCTATCTTGGTCCTACATTTACAAATATGGATGCGTTGATCACCAACAGCATCAGCGACGTGAACCCAGATTTTGGTAACTTTTCTGTTGACTTGGCCAACCAGGGTAATCTAACCAATTTAAATGACATTCGATTGTATGGTACACCTGCTGGACTGTTGCGCCAGTTGGCTGCAGAAGGTAACATGGCAGGTGGAGTGTTTGGTCCTGTGCAAACACCACTACTGGCTGCAGGATTGTCAGTTAACGAAATACAAACTTTGTTGGCAGCCCCGGGCACAGTGTCAGACAATGAATATTTGCGGTTGCAACAGTTGGCCTATCGTGGTATGGCCAATGTCACAGGTACTGATCTACAACAGGTGTTGAGCATACTGGAAGTTACCACACCAAATATCAATAGCATGACTGACCTGTTGGATCAGACCAAAATATTTCCCAACAGTTATACCACATTGCTAACCCCCACGCCCCAAGGACCAGTGCCTGTGTACGGCACAGATGGTAGTGTGAACATGAACTTGGCTGACAATGTGTCAGCATATCTAGCATCGCCCAATGGTTGTGAAGATCTAGGCAAGGTGATTCCGCCGTCTCAAGCAGTGGCCAACAAGGCTGTGCAAGTGGCATTTGAACAAATTACCAATATTACCAATACCACACTGCCTGCCTTGGCTGATACAATTGATACTGTGTCAAGAAATCCTTGGAATATCAACACACCGTATCTTGCTGATGCTGTGGTAGCAGATGCTCTAGCAATTCCTACTGTGGGAAATCTAGCACAATTAACTCCAGACACTGTGTTTTATCGTGCCCAGCAAGATGTGCCTGCAGGTACAAACATCAACAACACTGACTATTGGTTACCAACCACGTTGGGTTGTGGATTGAGCACCATGGCAGGATTGCCGTTGATCCAGGCACAGACTACGCCAATTGACAGTTCTGTGGCGTCATATTTTTCCAGTAATATAGCCACTGGATCAGGTCCCGATGGTACCATAACCACATGTGATGTGATTGGCACTGCAATTGATCATGGCAACATAGCCGCCCAACTGACCATAGCAACTTCTGCCATGGCCAACATTGTTACTTTAGACGCCAGTAATATTGCCAACATTAATACAGCGTACTTGGCCATAGCAGGTGCTGCAAATGCTACAGTGGTAGTTGACAATATAACCAGAGCCAATGGCAACATTACCAACATCTACAATAATGCCAACGCTCAAGTGGTGTCCAATGTAACAGTTCTTAACAATGCTTGGTCTATGATTGCCAATGTGTTGAGCACAGAAAAAACATATCAAACAGATGCTGGCGTTGATTATACCAATCTTCAGGCAGGCGAAATGGTCAGCACCATGGGATTTGTGCAACAACTGCCGATCTATGGCACTCAAACTAGTTCTTGTGGTCCTGCTTACTTTCTTGCACAAGTGGCCAACACTAGTGTGCTTGGCGGGCAGGCCATAGTGGGCGCCATGCGTGAAGGCAAAAACAATCAGTGTCTGGGCGAGTCCAGATTGAATGTTGACACTACACCTGCTCCACAACTAGCAGTAACGCCTGTGCCTGCTGTGACTCCTGTATACTAAAAGTAATACTCAAGTACTACAAAAACCCTACAGTTTTGTGGGGTATTTTTTTGGTTGACCAATAATGCCCGATTTGCTATAATATTGACATAGAGTAACAAAACAAGAGCCCCAGATGGAACAACTTAGCACAATCCAGCAGATTAATTCTGCAATCATGTTTGGTAACTTGACCAACACTGAATTATCCAGTGTGATCGACGCTGTGAAATTTGCTCGCACTCAGATAACCAAGCAAAACGCTCGCACTTTTAAAGCCGGTGACTCTGTGAAGTTCACCAGCAATCGCAATGGCCTGACTTATGTTGGCACAGTTAACAAAGTCAAAATCAAATTTGTTCTTGTCAAGACCAATGCAGGCTTGTTCAATGTGCCTGCCAACATGTTGGAGGCCGCATAATGAGATACGGTAACATGCCTTACAAATACCGAGTGGTTACAGAAGTATCTTCCAAGGAAGATGCTGACACAGATGTGCTCGGGCGTCAGATTTTGTTAACCACAAACAACTATCAAACAGCTCGCAAAGAGTGCATTGAGTGGGCCGCGTATGATGACATCCTTGTGCATGTGATCAACCAGTTCGGGTCTAGCAAATTCTCTTGTGACGGAGCCTCTGAGGCATTTGATCGTTATCCTAAAACAGCGGAGGCAGTATGACATTCCGCGCATGGTTGCGAGAGATGTGGTATGACCACCTAGATGAACTGGTGTCATTGGGCACGTTGCTGCCCAATTATGAGTTGAAAGAATACTTTAACAAATACAAATATTGGCTCAAACGTCAATATCGTTATCAACAAGGAGTAACAAATGGGTCTTGACATGTATGCTTATGTGGCCACTCGCGAAGGTCAGCAACGTGACTACTACGACGGTGCCGAGTGGGATGAAAACACTAGAGAGCTGGTGAACAAAACAGTGAGCAAGCCACGTGAGATTGCCTACTGGCGCAAGCACCCTAACCTGCATGGTTGGATGGAACGGCTTGCGGAACAAAAAAAATTAAGCTATGACTCATTCAACGGCATTGAAATGGAACTCACTGCTGAGGATCTAGATGAACTTGAACGAGCAGTCACACACCGTCAACTGCCTGCCACATCGGGGTTCTTCTTTGGCAACAATTCGGACCAGCACTACCATGACCAGGACTTGGCGTTTATCAAGGCCGCTAGAACAGAAATGTTCATGGGCTTAAAAGTGTTTTATAATTCATCATGGTAAGGCATTAAATATATGAATGAAACTGATTACAGCAACGAAAGATTCGAGGGCGTAGTGGCTGCTGGTTGGATCCGCGACCTTGAAAGTTCAGACAGTCGCATTCACAAAGAAAAAGTGATCGAAAAAGCCCTAATGGCTTCAAAATTGGGCAGTGCCGATGCACAGTGTTTCTTGTTCAACTGCTATCAAGCCTACAATCCGTTTCATGTGTTTGGCATCAGGCAAGTGCCAGAAACCCAAGGCCTAACTGGCCGCATCAATCCTTGGACACAGTTCTGGGCTATGTTAGAAGCCCTGCGTACTAGATACATCACCGGCAATCGTGCTAGAGACACTATTGAGAAAATGAGTCAGGAGTTCGATTCGGAAGAGTGGAACAATTTGGCTCGCCGCGTGTTGATCAAGGATCTACGATGCGGCATTAGTGAAAAAACACTTAACAAAGTGCTAGGTAAAACTGAATATAAGATTCCAGTATTCTCATGCCAACTTGCAACTGACTCAACTGACCGCCCTGCCAAAATGAAAGGCGTCAAGCGCCTGGAAGTCAAGCTGGATGGTGTGCGTGTGTTGGCAGTGGTGTCTGGCGGTTCCTGTGTATTATACAGTCGCAATGGCAAGGAGTTTCTAAACTTCCCACAGATTGCTGACGCTATTTTGGATCAACGCAAGGCATTCCAGCATGGTCGTGGTACCGGTGGACACTTTGTACTGGACGGTGAGATTGTGGGCGAGAGTTTTCAAAAGCTCATGAAGCAAGCCCAGCGCAAGAGCAATGCCGAAACCACCGGCATGGTGTATCATATTTTTGATATCATTCCACTTGACGCCTTTCAAGAAGGGCACTGGAATGCGCAACAGTACAAACGCATTGAATGGATCGACAGTGCCAAGACACAGTTGATGGACACTGACTGTTTGCGTATTATGAATGGCTTGGATGTAGACTTGGACACAGCCGAAGGGCATGATATCATGCAACGTTATGCTGAAGCTGCTGTGGAGGGCGGGTTTGAAGGCATTATGATCAAGAGTTTGGACGCACCGTACCAATGCAAACGTTCGGATTTTTGGATGAAATGGAAACCTACCATTTCGGTAGATCTCACTATTGTGGGTTTTGAGCAAGGAACAGGTCGCAATGAAAACCGACTTGGTGCTATAATATGTGAAGGAGAAGACAATGACCGTAGAATTTGTGTTAATGTTGGTAGTGGGTTTAGTGATGCTCTTCGTGATGAGTATTGGGCCAGTCGGGATCAGTTACTTGGTCACTTGGTTGAAGTCCAAGCGGACGCAGTCACCCAAAATCAAGACGGAACATACAGTCTCCGATTCCCAAGGTTCTTGAGATTCCGTGACTTTGAAGCAGGAGAAAAAGTTTGAAAATTGGACTAAGTTATAGTCGTTGTGTGCGTGATATTGTAGAAGGCCGAGTAGACATCAATGATGTGTTAGTGCTGATTACTCGCACAAATTT